ATGCCATTCGGTCATTGATAGATTTCTTGATGACGACGATTGGCACCTGACCGCCAGTGGAATCCCGTAGGTCTTTATTAATTCGGATTGTGGTGTAGCGGTGGAAACCATCCACAATAACGTACTTGTCCCGCGCCTCGTCGTAGAAGGTGACAATCGGCTGAGTGATGCCGTCGTGGGAGATCGAAGTATGGAGCAGCTTCATCTCTGCACTCGCTACCGAATTCGGATTGTAATCATTCGCTTCGACTTTTTCTATCGGCACCCATAGCACCGAATTTATCGGATGGTCCGTTATCATCTCGTCACCCCCATATACTTCAACAGCGTTCCGTCCATCCACTTGTAATGACAGCCTTCGTATCCCCACCCGTAGCAAGTCGCTCCGTCGCTACCGCAAGGCTCACTGTACACGTCTTGGTCCTTCTCTCTGTACAGTGCTTGCGGCGGCTTGAAGCAAAGGTACTTGCATAGTTTGGGAGCGGGAGGTAATTGAGTAGGAGCACACCCCGCTATCAAAATCAAAAATAGAATTCTTACCATATCGTCTTTCCCTTCTGTATCTTACGGAACATCTGCCGGTCTGGATTGTTTTCCCAGTTCGACCATTTCGTTCCTGTGTAGTCGTTTGTCAGGATGCACTGGATGTGCATCTTGTAGAGTTGGTCGCCGTAATGCGCTCCGTAGATTTTGTCCATGCGTGCGAAATTCTTTTTATATCCTGCGATCCAATCCGGGTCAGTCACTAACTTCTCCACGAGGTAATCCCTGTACTCGCTCCACGATGAGAACATGAACGGCAGTTCCTTGGCGAAGTAGTCTGCTGCTCCCATCTTGCCTGCCATGTGGATGCCAGGCATTCGCTTGCACAGAGCCTCATACGTTTTTGGCTCGCACTCTTGCAGATAGAACAGAGCCGCTAACGAAGTCTCGTGGTGCAGATTAGACACGCGCATGTCCCGAGTGTGGATGCCGTAGCGGTATTGGTAGTCGTAAAGCGCACAGTACTCCCACCCATTGGATTGAATTGCGTGCCACACGTCCGTGTAGCTCCAGTCGTAAATCGGATAGAAAGTGTACTGATTCTTGGATACATCCAACTTCTTTCCCCACGTCGCCCACTTGTACGTCGGCACTTGCGTGAGCGCAACGAAGCGAGATGGAGATTCTTCACAGCGAACGCCGCCGAGATTTGCGCATGGTCCATCGTTGGCATTGACTCTCACCAATTCGTTGAATAGCTCGTAGAACTCAGTGTCCTCACGGTATTCGTAAGGCGGCTCTTTGATTGCAATCTCGTCCTTCTCCCGAATCCACTCTACCCCTGGCTCCCATATCTTGAGGTAGGTCGAGAACTTGGACGAAGCGTTTTCAATGCGGAACGGCACCTGATACCATAGAGGCTGCACATCCGGCCTACGCATCACCCGGCCTATGTAGTCAATGACCATCTGCCACTCAGCCTCTTGGTCAATGAATAAAACCTTGACAGGCAGACGACCTTTCTCACGCGCTACCTGGACAGCCAAATTCAGAATGACAGTGCTATCTTTCCCGCCGCTGAACGAGACGGTAACTGTGGGGAATTCATCGTATAACCAACGGATTCGATTCAGTGCTTCATCGTAGACGCTGGCGGATTTGTATATTCGCATTTCCCCAACGATACTAAGGTGCTCAATAATTTACTAGTAAAAAAATGAGCACTCGGGCATCCTTTTCAAGAAGGGAACGGAAAGCGAAATGGAAGATGAGAAGGTAGGATATAAACGCCCGCCTAAGTCAGGGCAGATAAAGAAGGGTGAGGTGCGCAATCCTAATGGTGGGCGCGCTCACTATCAGGGCCGCGTCTCCTCTAGTTTTAAACGCCTCACCGCTGACGAAGTCCGCGACATCGGGAGCGCGATTCTCTCTAATGATACGCTCGCACTTCGGGCAATCATTAAAGACCCGAAGAACTCAGTGCTGAAGGTATGGGTTGCATCGTGTGCGTTCAAGGCAATTACGAAGGGCGACGCGAACACTTTAGAAATTCTTTTGAACAGATTTGTTGGGCGTGTTAAAGAGGATATTCAGATAAACGCAGTGGTGGAAGTGGCGGATGAAGATCCTATCGTTCGACAGAAAAGAATCGAAGAGAAATTACAAAGACTGAAAGACTTAGATGGGGTGTAGCACTCAGGGTGAGAGCGCCGGACTGTTAATCCGGAATGAGACTGGTTCGATCCCAGTCGCCCCAGCCAAAAACTTATGAAAAATAAATATCCATTACCTGCTCACCAATTTCAATTCACAGTAACTCGTCTTGAGCCTCGACGCTTTGTTGTCTCGATGATACTGTCCGTGAAGTGCAGAGAGATTTTGAAGATAACAGAGAAGTATTGGGCGCGAGAATGCTGGGGTTGCGAGTTGGGTGAGACGCTTGAGAAGACGTACAATCAGATGCTGGAGGTGGCGACGCGCCACGGATGTAACATACAAGAATTAGTGGAGGAATAAAATGTTCGACATGCACATGCTTAATGATAGCGGCAAAGAAGAAATGAAACTTTTCAAGACCGCAGTCGCCAACTCTGTGAAAGCCGTCTTGGGCCTAATGCCAGAAGGCCGCGAGAAGGCAGTCTTCAAAACCAAGATTGAAGAAGCGGTATTCTTCGGCGCGAAGGCAATCGCTGGCAAAGAAGGTAACTTCGATTCCATCCAAAAGTTCGGCGAGGAATAAATGTTCGTCATCAATCAACCTCAACTCATAGAATCGCCGACATATATCCTCGTGAAGGATTTTATCCCAGCAGAGACTTGCAAGAACATCATTGCGCTCTCCGAGCAAATTGCGCCAGTGGACGGAGCTACAGCCGTCTCCGGTAAACGCAATTCGGATATCCGCTGGATTCCGCTGGAGCAAGCCACTTACCCGCTCTACGAGAAGGTTGGCGACGCCATAGCCGAGGCTAATGCGAAGACGTGGAATTTCCATCTCGCTGGATTCCTTGAGCCGTTCCAACTCACACACTACACCGCTGAGAAGGCCGGGAAATACGACTGGCACGCTGACCGAGGCGACAAGGGCATCATGATGAATCGCAAGGTGTCCGCATCCCTTCTGCTCAATGATGGCGGCGCTTTCGAGTTGTTCGACACGCCTCCATTCAAACTGGGTGCTGGCGACTTACTTATCTTTCCTAGCTTCCATGTTCATCGCGTGAAGCCAATTACTCGCGGAGAAAGGTGGAGCTTAGTTATCTGGACCACAGGGCCGAGCTGGGTATGAAGCAATTCACTGAAGGATTATTTCGTGGGCCTCGCGGTGGCGATTACAGTAGATTCAGCACGGTCATAGATTTGCAGTATAGCGACAGAGATGTGCTTGGTGAATTACGTATAGTTCCCAACTTCTACTGGGTTGCCGATATCGCACTATTCCCGCCAGATCATAAACGCGTACAATACACTCTACGTTTACTTGAGAAAGCTCCACTCCCTATCTATATACACTGCGAGAAGGGTGTGGACCGCACCGGATTCATGGTAGCATCATACCGCATCCATGTGCAGGGCTGGTCTAAGTGGCGCGCTATTTGTGAAATGATAAAAGAAGGAATGCATCCTTGGTTTTATTGGTGGGCTTTCTTTTTATGATCGAAGCGCCTTGCAATTGGTGCGGAAAGATACTCCACAAACTGAACGCCTATCCCACAGAAGTGTTTTGCAATCTCGAATGCAAACGATTTTACCAGCGAGCGCGGATGTACCGTCAGCACTCAGAGTATGTGAAGGCACGACCGAAGGCTGCAGCGGCTGGGCGCATATCACAAGCATTGGATAAAAAATGATGCTATTCGCACATCTCAAGGCCGCGTTCGAAGGGCGCTCTCCACAGTGGCCAGCGGTAGAGAAGGCGTTTCTGAAATACAATCCGACCTGCGCCGTCTGCAAAACGAAATCCAATCTTAACGTTCATCACAAGCAACCTTTCCATCTCGCGCCACGCCTCGAACTGGACCCATCAAACCTAATCACGCTCTGCCGTCCACACCATCTCTTAGTCGGGCACCTTGAGGACTGGAAAAGCTATAATGTCGATGTAGAGAAAGACGCGGCTACATGGCTCGAAAAGATATCGAAGCGTCCCTAGAGGCTGACCTCGACGCCGAGCTACTCTATCGCGCACGACGCGATATCCTCGCCTTCACCACCTACACCAAGCCAGATTACCAAATCTGTTGGCATCACCGAAAGCTGGCCGCGAAGCTGAATGCCTTCGTGCGTGGGGACATCCCCTTTCTCATGGTGTCCATGCCGCCTCGACATGGGAAATCCGAATTGGTGTCGAGGCGGTTGCCTGCGTTCATCCACGGCATCATGCCCGACGCCGAAATCATGGCAGCGTCCTACCTAGATTCGCTTGCGAACGAGATGACCCGCGACGTGCAGCGGATAATGACCTCGCCTGAATACCATCGGATTTTCCCCAAGACCAATCTACCGAAGCTGAACACCAACAGCCTTGACGGATACCGGAATACTTCAGGTCACTCCATCCTCGGTATGCCGAATGGAAAGTACCGTGGCCAGGGTGTGGGCGGCTCGTACACTGGAAAGGGCGCTTCGTTCGCCTTGGTAGACGACCCAATCAAGGGCCGCAACGTAGCCAACTCCGAAGCGTTTCGCGAGCAACTGTGGAACTTTTGGCTGAACGATTTGTACTCACGGCTCGAAACAAATCTCAAGACGGGCAAACGAGGGCAGGCCCTCATCACGATGACCCGCTGGCACGAGGACGATCTGTCCGGTCGCCTGCTCGACATCGCCAAGAAAGACCCATTGGCTATCCAGTGGGAGGTAGTCCACTTCCCAGCTATCCGCGAGGACATGGACAATCCAGATGACCCTCGCGCGATTGGCGAGGCCCTCTGGCCGGCCAAGTTCACTATCGAGCACCTGAAGCAGATTCGCGCAGCGACCAATACCACGCCTCGCGCTTGGTCAGCCGTGTGGCAGCAAAACCCAGTGCCCGGCGATGGTGTGGTCTTCAACGAGAATATGTTCCAGTTCGTCGATATGCCGAAGACGTTCCACTGGACGTTCATCACCGCTGATACTTCGTACAAGGAAAAACAGGAAAATGATTTCACAGTGTTTACTTCGTTCGGCGTGATAGACGATACGTTATTCGTCAGAGATGTGTGGCGACAGCAAGTGAAGGCCGCAGATGTCGAGCACCTGGTGGAGCCGTTCATTCGCCGGAATATTATCGAGTACGGCTGCCGGGGGACGTGGATCGAGCCCAAAGGCCACGGCATCTACCTGAATCAGAAGTGGGCGCTGAAGGGGTTGATGATACCTTCACAATCGGATTTGGAGGAATTCTATTCCGACCGACACATCGACAAGGTGGAGCGCGCTGCCAATGCTGTGCCGCATCTAGCGAATAGGAAAATCTACATCAACAAATTGCTGGCGAATAAAGAGGCGCTTGTGGCAGAATGTCTAGGATTTCCAAACGGCAAGCACGACGACTTCGTTGATACTCTAGTTGACGGCATCAAAAAAGTGTACTGGCGAGAATTAACTCTCTTGGATGTTTTATGAATGACACCTGTAAAGTTTGTAAGTTTTATAAGACCAACCCATCATTCCCTGACGGAGGTTGGTGCCGCCGATTTCCGCCGCAGTTCTTTGTTCATGGCAGCGACGGCGATATTGACAGCGACGGCTCTTTTCCATACTTGAAGCATACTGAATGGTGTGGAGAATTCAAAACAACAGCCCTTGCGAAGGAACCACACTATGAATGAAAACACCGCAATTGAAGTAGTCGCCGTTATATCGAATCCGGCTCAATACCAAAGCCGGTATCAGCTTTACAAAATCTTCGCTGAAGATTTGAAGCAGCAGAATGTCAAGTGCCGCTTGTGGACCGTCGAGCTACAGCACGGCGCTCACACGATGAAGGTCACGCAATCAGATCATGAAAACCACATCCAGCTCTGGACCACAGCCCTCCCTGGACTCGTCTGGTACAAAGAGAATTTGCAGAACATCGCCGTCACCCACATTGTCAAGGCCGTGCCAGACTTTCGATACATCGCCTTCGTGGACGCCGATTTCAAATTCGAGCCAGACGCCTTCGCCAAGACCATCGACGCTCTTCAGCACTTCGACGTTGTCCAGATGTGGTCACAGCTTATCAATTTCGATCCAGACGGCGGCATCCTGAATAATGGTGTGGGCCTCTCGTTCATGTACTGTTACATGAACAACATCACTTCCAAGAACGATTCCGAGTACGAGCAAGGCTGCGGCTCGCCGGGCGGCGCGTGGGCGTTCAGGCGCGAGTCTTTGAATAAACTCGGATGCGGCATGGGCTCCCCATTCATTGATTGGAACATCGTGGGAGGCGGCGACCGCTCAATGGCTTGCTGCTATATCGGACAAGTCGGTGCTTGGCAACTGAATCCGAAGTACACGCGTGCATATAATGATTCCATATTGCAGTGGCAGGCGAACGCGCTTGACGCTCTGAAGAAGAACGTCGGCTACGTCGCCAACACAGTGAGGCATTTGTGGCATGGAAGGATGCTTGACAGAGGATATGACACGCGCTGGAGAATTCTGGTAGACTATCAGTTCAATCCACTCACTGACCTAAAGAAGGATATTTCGGGCGTTCTGCAATTGGTGGTGCAGAGCCCACGGCAGATCGCAATGCGGGATGCACTCCGTAAATACTTCTTCTCACGCAAAGAGGACGCTACAACAATATGAATCCATTTATTGAGTTGACAGACAAAATCACTGGGCACCGATTCACTTGCAACATCAATCAAGTCGTCTTGTTCCACGACGACGGCTCCCGAGGATGCGTTATCGCGTTCGGGCCAGCCTTCTGCCGTCAGGTCAAAGAGACTTACGCAGAAGTGTACGGCATGGTCTTCGGATACGCTGAAAAATACAGAGCCAACGCGGGTGCGAAATGAAGAAGAAGGCCGCCACTCCACGAATTAAAAAGGCGCTCATCCCACAGGCAATCCGCAACGAAGCGGAGAACATGATTGCCAACGGCCTGACCGAAGCCGTGATGGGATGGAATCCTGGCGGCATGGGCACCCAACTCGCCCAGGTGGATACGCTCTTCAAGAACATGCGCTGGTACATGGTTTCCAACATGCGCCAGCCGCTCTCCCAAGCCTACGTCGAATTCGGATTAGTGCAGACCGTCGTTGATGTTCCAGTTGATGATGCATTCCGTGGCGGCGTCGAAATCATTTCGAAAGAACTGAGCGCAGAAGAGATTGAAGAATTGCAAGTCGTCATCGAGCAAGAGGATGACGTTGGCACCTATGCGCAAGCGCAGAAGTGGAATCGTCTCTTCGGAGGCGCTGGTGTGATTTACATCACCGGCCAGGACGCGAAAACTCCACTCGATGTGGACGCAATCAAAGAAGGCGACAAGCTGAATTTCAGAGCTGTCGATATGTGGGAGCTATATGGAGACAAGCAGAACATCGAGAACGGAACTGGAAACCTCG